CGCTTGAGCGTCCGCTACGAGCAAACCGCATAGGAGACCCAAATGCCAACAACAGTAATAACTGGGCGCGATGTGACATTCACACTCGATAGCGCTACTTATGACGCCCAGACAACTAGCGCAGTCCTAAGCTGCGAAACAATTATAGAGACCTATCAAACCCTTGATGGTCGCGCTTATAAGTCCGTAGATAAGCAATGGACTTTCACAATTGAGTTACTTCAGGATTGGGGAGCTGCAAGCTCTCTATTTGAAGGAATGTGGGCTGATGCAGAATCTGCACCTAACACCACACTTACAGTTTCATTTACAGCAGTATCTGGCGCAGTATTTGCTTTCAGCGTATTGCCAATCTTCCCAACAGCAGGTGGCGCAGCACCAGGAGCGCTTACCGACACTTGGACAATGACAGTAATTGGAACTCCAACAGAAACCTTTAGTTAAGAGATCGGAGCATCGGGAGCTATGAAACTATCAATCACAATTGAATATAACTCTGGCGAATCAGCAACTTATATTGCTCAACCGCCAGAGTGGGCTAAGTGGGAAAAGGCAACTGGACACACTATTACCAAAGCTCAAGAAAATATAGGAATCTGGGACTTAATGTTCTTGGCCTATAACGCTCACAAACGCGAAAGCGCTGGTAAGCCGATAAAGAGCTTTGAAATATGGATGGAAACAGTTGCCGACATTAAGACAGGCAACGATGACCCAAAAGCCATCAGCCCGACAGCGTAAGGCGGCTATTAGTATTAGTTGCTCTTAAGACTGGTATCCCAGTGCAGTATTGGGATGATTGGGACGATGTAGCAACGGCAGTCGAGCTGATAAAGGAGATGAATAGCAATGGCTGAAGAAGTGTCAGCATTTGACAGGACAGAGCTTCGCCAAGTCTATAAAGCCTTTTCCGTTTTAGGGGACGAAGCCAAAGCCGAGGCTCGCCAAAGTTCTAATGCTCTTGCCACCTATCTTCAAACTGCAATTGCTACAAAAGCCAGAACTAGAACGCAAGGCCAGCAAGCCATCAATCGAATCGTTAGCGGATCTAAAGTATCGAAAACGAGCACTACTGGCGAAATTAAATACGGCTTTGCTAGTCAAAGATTTAGCGGTGGAGCTAATACTCAAATGCTTTGGGCTGGCTTTGAATTTGGTTCAAATAAATTTAAGCAATTTCCTGCTTACTCTGGCAGACAAGGGCGCGGCTCTCGCGGATGGTTTATTTATCCAACCTTACGCCAAGAACAGAAAAATATTGTGGCACAATGGACAGCAGCATTTAACAAAATACTAGATAAGTGGGGCATCAATGGCATCTGATTCCAGAGCCTTAACGCTTAAGCTGCTAGCCGATACAGCAGACTTCAAAAAGAATTTAGATAAAGGCTCGAAAGATATTGATGATATTGGCGAAAGAGCTAAAGAATTCGGCAAAAAAGCGGCTATAGCATTTGCCGCTGCTGGCGCAGCTATTGGCGCATTTGCAGTAAGCGCAGTCAAAGCTGCTGCTGAAGATGAAACCGCTCAGCGCAGATTAGCCGAGACTATTACTGCAACAACTGGCGCAACTGCTAAACAAATTGAAGGCGTAGAGCAATATATAAAGCAGACTTCTATTGCTATTGGAGTTGCGGATGATGGTTTGCGCCCTGCCTTTACTCGCCTAGTTAGATCAACGCAAGATGTAGAAGAAGCTCAAAAGCTGCTAAATTTGGCATTAGATTTAAGTGCTGCAACTGGCAAGCCATTAGAGACAATATCCAACGCTTTAGGTAGAGCCTATGATGGCAACACTACCGCTCTAGGCAAGCTTGGCCTTGGCCTTGATGCAGATATTATAAAAAGCAGAGACTTTGATTTCATTTTTCAGCAATTAACTGGCACATTTGGAAACTTTGCAGAGAACGAATCTCAAACGACAGCCAAGCAATTAGAGCGAATCAAGATTGCTCTTGATGAGGCTAAAGAATCTATTGGCGCTGCCTTGCTTCCAGTCGTTCAGGAACTTACGGCTTGGATATTAGACAACTTTATCCCAGCCCTAGAAGCATTTATTGCTGGCCTTACTGGTGAAGATAGTCTAGATAAAGCTTTAACTGATAGCCAAAAAACCGCTATTGAGTGGGGTAAGAAAGTGAGAGGATTTATTGACACAGTTATTGATCTTAAGGATGAGCTTATGGTCGTTGCTGGAGTTATAGCAACAGTATTTGTAGTATCTAAAATAGTGGCTGGAGTGCAAGCAACCATCGCTTTAATTACTGGTCTAGTTGCCGCTTATAACCTCTTGCGTAATAGCGCCGTAGCCGCTGCTATTGCCTCTCGTTTTGCACTTAACCCTCTTGCTGGTCTAGCAACAGGCGCAGCAGTAGTTGCAGCAATAATTGCAGCAGTAAAATTATTTGATGGGATAACTGCCGCATCGGGGAGCAAGGGAAGCAACACAGTCTCATCATCTAGCCTTCCAGAAGGCTTTACTGCTGGAAAACCAGTTATTAGCGGTGGCGCAGGGGGCAAAGTCGGCATCGGTGGAGTAACTATCCCTGATTTGATTACAGGCACAATGCCTGAATTTGCATCTGGACTAAATCCGACTGGCAAAGCAATACCCTCTGGCTTTGATGTTGCAGCTGCTAGACGCGGCGATGAGCGCGGCAATGTGATTATCAATGTCAATGCTCCATCAGCAATAGATGAAGAAGGATTTACCCGAGCCGTAGTTTTAGCTTTAAACAATAGCAATGCTCGCAACGGCGGTGGGGGCGCTATTATTGGCGGTCTAGTAGCGCAATGACTCTTTGGAATCCAGTCTATAGAGTTAAGGTTGATGGCGTTACAGTCACTAGCGCAACGCTTAGCGGCTTAACTATTATCTCAGGTCGCACTGATATTTATCAACAGCCAATTGCTGGTTACTGCAATCTAAGTCTTATAGAGACAGCTGAAGCTGCAATTCCGTATGAAGTAAATGATGCAGTAACAATAGAAGTCCAAGACTCTAATGGCGATTATGTCAATCTATTTGGCGGCTTTATTACTGACTTAGGCATCACAGTCCAGACTTCAGGATCAACAGCTACGAGCCAGCAGATTAGAATTGTTGCAGTCGGAGCTTTAGCTCGACTTGCTAGGGCAGTTTATACTGGCAACTTTGCTCATCAATTTGATGGAGACCGCATTGAGGAATTACTTAGCGGCGTATTATTTGACCAATGGAATGAAGTGCCAGCGGCAGAGGCTTGGGATGATTATGACGCAACTACTCAATGGCAAGATGCAGAAAATAGCGGACTAGGAGAGATAGATACTCCTGGCGATTATGAGTTGCACTCTGAGACTGGCCTAAACGACACAGTTTATAATTTAGCTTCTAGGTATGCCACTAGCGGATTAGGTTATTTGTATGAAGATGCCCAAGGCCGTATAGGTTATGCAGATTCGACACACCGCAGTCAATACCTAGCCACTAATGGCTATGTCGATCTTGATGGCAATCACGCCATCGGCCCAGCTCTTTCCATAGTTAAACGCGCTGGCGATGTCCGCAATGCAATTACAGTCGGCTATGGGACTGGCAGCGCATCGGTAACTGATGAGGATGCAGCTTCTATATCCCTTTACGGCCAACTAGCCAACACAATATCTACAACTCTTAGGCATCAAGCTGACGCTGAAGCCCAAGCAGCCTTTTATCTACTTATCCGCGCTTATCCTCAATTTGCCTTACAGCAGATAACCTTTACTACGGCCAGTCCAGAAATTGATGATTCTGACCGAGATAGCCTTTTAAATGTATTTATGGGTATGCCATTAAATATTACTAATTTGCCAAGCAATATGACCGATGGCGAGTTTCAAGGATTTGTTGAGGGTTGGACTTGGACTGCAGGTCTTAATCGCCTAGACCTGACGATGAACCTATCGCCTATAGCTTTCAGCCTTCAAGCCTTCCGTTGGAACTCAGTCCCAGCGGTAGAGAGTTGGAATACAATAAACCCATTACTGGAATGGTATAACGCTACAATTGTGGCATAGGAGACTAAATGGCAACGACTACTAATTACGGCTGGGACACTCCTGACGATACTGATCTCGTCAAGGATGGCGCAGCTGCAATTCGCACATTGGGAAGCTCAGTCGATACAACGACAAAGAACTTAAACCCACAGACTACAACTGGCGCACTTGCTTATCGATCAGCAACTTCTAATGTAAATACTGCATTGCCTATTGGAACAACTGGCCAAGTCTTGACAGTCGCAGCTGGCGTTCCAAGCTGGGCTAGTCCTGCTGCTGCAACTCCATCTTCAGCTTGGACTTTTATAGCCGATGTAAGTTCTAGCGCCGCAACATTTTCAATAACTTTAGGCAGCTATAATCGTTATTTGGTTTTTGGATATTTCCAAGCAACAAGCAGCGCTAATGGTAATTTTAAGTTAAATAATTTAAGTGCCACAAACTACAATAATTATATACAAGCAAATCGTTTCAGAGACAGTGCGAGTAATCAAATACAAGCAACAAGCACAACAACAGGCACTTCATTTGCTTTATCGCCATTTACTAGCACTTATGATGGAGTCACATCGATTGAAATTAACAACGCTAATTCATCTGCAAAGCCTGTGGTTTTTTATTCTTCACTAAATCGCAGTGATGGCTCGCCAGATTACGGCGAACCTTTAACCGCTAATGGTTTTTACAATGCCAATATCAATGTGAGCTCAATAGATTTTGCAGTTAATAACAACACTGGTTCTTATTTTAGAGCTTATGGCTTAAATTAGGAGATGTAATGGAAAATAAAATGTTGAAAACAATTGCGTTGGCAGATGGCACACAAATTGAAAGGCCGATGACAATTGATGAAATTGACCAATTTAATAAAGATATGGAAGAACTAAAGCCTATGCTTGAGAAATCAAGCATTGAAAATGAGGCAAGAAAAGAAGCCAAAGCATTAGCCGAAGCCAAGTTAGTTGCTTTAGGCCTTACAGCCGAAGACTTGAAGGCTCTTGGTCTGTAGCACAATCCCTTAAGATAATGACGAGATTATGTGCAGCTGGTGTCCAATTACGGGAGCAAATCGATGATGATTATCCTGATCGCGATAGGAAGTCTGACGGCTGGATTGCTGATGCTCGGCACATTGCGAAAGGCAATTCTGACCATATACCAGTCGATGGAATTGTTAGAGCTATAGATATTGATTCTGACCTATCGGCACATAAGGAAGAAGCTTATGCGTTGGTTGATAAGATTCGTAAGTGCGCCAAGAGAGGCGATAAGCGCATCAAATATATTATCTACGATGGCAAGATTATGAGCCCAATACTGGGCTGGAAGCGGCGTAAATACTCAGGCCCTAATCCGCATCGTTCGCATTTCCATATTAGCTTTACAACTTTGGGAGACAAAGACAGCAGTTATTTTGACCTAGAAGGAGACAAGAATGAGCGACCTAAAAAAGATGGCCGAAAGCTGGGCAAAGACATTCCTAGCGACAGCACTAGCGACTTACCTAGCGGTAGGATTCGACCTCAATGCGATTGCAAATGCCGCTCTAGTGTCAGTCTTGCCTAGCATCATTAACTGGCTTAACCCTAACTACGAGCGTTACGGCAAAGTTCGATAATGGTTGCAGCTGAACTAGCAACCCTAGTTGCATCAGTCTTAGGATCAATTGCCCTACTGATTGCTGGGCTTCGCTACATAATTAAATTGGAGAATATTCCAATAGTGTCGCGCCTTGATAAAATGGAGTCTCAGCTAGAATTGGCCCTAGCGAGAGGGGTCAGAAATGGCAACGCGAAAGCGCGTAAGTAAGAAGCCAGTAAAGCGTAAGCGCACTACTAAAGAGACGCCTTTAACAAAGATTGACTTTTGGGCTATTGCTGCCAATGAAGTTTATAAAGCTTGTCGCAGAGCTGGAATGGACGAAGGCACTTCTCTGGCATTTGCTATGGATCGTAGCTCTTACCCTGATTGGATAGTGCCAGCCGATGACCCAATAAAGAAAATTGGTTGGGAAGATGGCGAGGAAGATAACTAATCTACTTTAGGGAAGTCGAGTTATTTGAGGCTCTCAAGTCGCTTTACCCAGACTTGACGCCCTTATCAGCGACCGACCGAGCAGATGGCATTACCAGCGATAGCTATATTGAGCTGAAATGTCGTAGAACGCATTACGACCGCTTACTGATTGAGAAGAAGAAGTGGGATTATCTGGCCGATATAAGGGCTAGGACGGGCGCTAAGACCCTTTATATCAATGCGACACCTAAGGGCATCTACCAGTTCGACTTAGGGGCTCTAATCGAGCCTGAGTGGGTTTTTAAAAGTCTGCCGATTACAACCGATTTCAGCAACAAAGCCCATTCCGAAAGGCTATGCGGCTTCTTTGATATAAGACTCGCCGAGCTATTACTTGTCTAAATAGATTTAAGCAAATACATTTAACCCGTTAATCCATTTAGGGATTACAGAACGGGAGCAAAATGGTAAATAAAGTAACTCTTATTCGATTTGATTCTCAAGCAGGGGCTTGGACTGA